ACGTCTAATGTTGGTGATATGAATCTGAACCACTACTTTGAGAAATCAGGTGCTGCGTTTAGACGATTTAACTTTCGTGTGACTCCCAAAGTCAAGCCCGAGTATCAGACTGCGGTTGGTGCCCTCGACTCGACCAAAGTCCCGCCTTCAGTTGGAACGTATGATGACTTGTGGACCTTTGAGGTTCATTTGCCATTTGTGCATGAAGACATGGGAGGTAGTTACCCTGAAGACATGAAATTGACGTTTGATGATATGAAGAGTTTTTTGGCTTGGTTTAAAACCCGAATCGATGATCACTTTAAGAGTCAAGAATTGATGATGAGTGCTAGTAGGAGTAACAGAGATGTTGTCATGTGTGCTGGATGCACGATGCCAGCCAATTGGTGTTCGTGTTTACCTGAGCCTACTATGGAGCTGCAAAACCTTTGTGTGAAGTGTACTCCTATTGGCGCGACATGTGTTAATTGTAATTTTTGTAGCTGTGTTTGCGAGTGCGAACCGCTTATGAGGCAGCGTTATAATGAAGCACGTTCACGTCATGCGATTACACGGATTTCGAAGAGACAGATGGACCATGCAAGACGCTTAGAGGAAGAGTATGCTGATGAAGACACCTATTATGAAGATGATGGGGATGTTTGCGATGCGTATGCTAGTGTCATTGACCGTCAAATTTCAAAACAGGACACACTTGTTGATCGATGCATAGCGAAAGTTGCTCATTTTGCGTTGTATTTGGTTATTGAGTATGAGGTGTTTCAGTCTGCGAGCTGTTGGTTATATTCTTTCCCGATGGTTCGTAGATTTGTGCACAGACGTATTGCTCCGAAGTGTGTGTCTCTTGCAACGCAGAAACGCCTTATGAATTTCCTTGGTAAATATGTAGACAAGAGATTGGGACGGACTAGACTTACTGACGTGATCATAAGTTGTCTGACCTCTTTTTTGGCTATTGTTGCCGTTGGGTTTGTTATTAAGAGCGTCGCTGGTTGCTTTACGAAGAGAGACGACCCCAAGTTTGAGAAGCAACATGCTGATGAGTTTGGTGGACGTTCACCGACTGCGAAGGAAGAGGAAAATGAGAATGTTTGGTACAATGATACCTTCACTCTTACTACCTTTGATGTTGCTATGAACAACCACAATCTCCCGTTGGATGGTAATATGCTAGCTAAAGTGTTCAGTAATAATATTGGTCGAGCGAAGATCATATTTGAGCACAATGGTGAGGTGCGTGTTGTTACCAACATGGTTATCTGCCTTGGAGGTCACCTCTATGTGAGCAATGCACATGCCTTCGCTGCGCCGAAGGAAGTGCAGCAGTTTGCTCTTGAGATGTCATTTGGGACGAATGCTGAAGGTGTCACCAATATGATTCGAGGAATGGTTTCGCGTTCGGAGTTGACAATTGTGGAAGGTTCAGATATTATTATGTTTGAATTCCTTATGTCACCTCCTCGCAAGATCATATCCAAGTTTTTTGCTGGTGCAACTTTTGATGGCTTTTTCGACGGTTTCCTTTTGATTCGTGGCGAAGATGGGCAGATGGAAGCACGCCCGGTAAGCAGAATTACGGTTGATTATATTGCTCAATGTGCCGGAGTTTATGATTTTGATTGCCGGGTGTTTACCTATACACCCAGTCGCCCAACAGAGAAAGGAGATTGTGGGGCCTTACTTGTTGCTTTAACAGGTTTTGGTCCACAGTTGCTAGGATATCATTTTATGCTTGAGAAAGATAAGAATGTAGGCTATGCGACGCATCTACCAATTGAGTTGAGTGGCGTGTTGGAAAAGACTTCCCGTTTCCCCATCTGTGAACCAGCAGCACCTTTATTGAGTGCGCCAGGAGTTCCAGTTGTGTTAGGGGAGTTGCATTCCAAGAGTGTTGTTCGCTACTTGAAGAAAGGGCGTGCTAATGTTTTTGGTACTTTGAAAGGTATTAACACACGTGGCATGTCTTCGAGAGTGGCGAGAACACCCATCTGCAACCACCTTGAGAACGTCCGAACTCACAAGATCCCTCGATTTGTGCAACGCGAATTTGCGCCTTCTATGCACCGCTGGGAACCTTGGAGAAAGGCTATTATCGATATGGTGGATCCAATTGAAACCATGGACACGTCAATTTTGAAAGAATGTGCGGAAGCATTTCTTGAGGAAATTATGGCGGGTCTTGATGAATCTGATTTGGAGCAGTTGCACGTGTACGACATTGGCACCGCAGTCAACGGTGCCCCTGGAGTGAAGTATGTTGATAAGATGAACAGGGCAACCAGTGCGGGTTTTCCGTTTAACAAGTCAAAGAAACATTTCCTGAAACCTATAGATGATGATCGCTGGGCGGATGGTGTTGAAGTGGACGATGTTATTCTCGATCGTGTTCGTGCCTGTCTTGAAGGGTACAAGAACGGAGTCCTATTCGCACCAGTCTTTTCCGGCAATTTGAAAGATGAACCAAAGTCGAAAGCGAAGGTGGCAGCACACAAGACGCGCGTTTTCACCGGGTCGCCTATGGAGTGGAGCATTTGTGTCAGGATGTACTACCTTCCCTTGATCAGGTGTGCACAGAAGAACAAATTTCTATTCGAGGCGGCTCCAGGTGTTAATGCTCAGTCACTGGAGTGGGAGCAGATTAGAGAGTATCTGACTCAGTTTGGTGATGATCGCATGGTAGCAGGAGACTATGCGAGCTTCGACAAGAAAATGGCTACAAACGCTACAATGTACGCATATTGGATTATGACGGAAATTTGCAAGCGTAGTGGCAATTACTCGGATGAAGATATCCGTGTGATGTGGGGAATAGCAAATGACACATGCTACCCCCTAGTGAACTTCAATGGTGATCTAATTCAGTTTCTCTGTGGAAATCCTTCGGGACAACCTTTGACAGTGACGTTGAATGGTTTCGTTAATGCTTTATATATTCGTTACGTTTATGCCAAGCTCGGCTATGATGTGAGGAAGTTTAAGCGAAACGTTGCCTTGATAACCTATGGAGATGATAACGCAATGGGCGTGAGCCGTGCGGTACCGCGATTCAACCACACAATGATCCAACATGTGTTGGGGAGTGTGGGTATCGGGTACACCATGGCTGACAAGGAGGCTGAATCCATCCCTTATATTCATATGAGTCAGATCTCGTTTTTGAAGAGAGTCTGGCGCTATGACGAAGAGGTTGATGCATATTTAGCTCCCTTGGAATGGGCTTCTGTTAACAAGATGTTGACAGTTCATGTGCGCTCGAGATCGGTGTCCGTAAGGGCGCAGACTGTACAGGCCATGAGCACTGCCGTGAGTGAGGCTTTCTTTCACGGGAGGGGAAAGTTTGATGAATTACGTGCCATTCTGATAGACACTGCTGAGAAGTGTGATCTGAGTGTGTACGTAGATGATTCTACTTTTCCCACTTGGGACCAGTTAGTAGCGCGTTTCGAAGCCAATAGCAGGAGGCTACAGGTAACGAGACAGCGTAGAACACTGGACCCGCAACCCCGACTCCTAGTTACTGCTGCATCTGAAAGGTCAGAATCTACCCATGAGGTGCAGAGCGTGGAGGAGTTGGTTTTCTCGCTAGGGCGTTCCCCGAAGTCCGTTTTTACGGATGTGCTGAGCTGGAGCACGAACAAAGATCTTGGAGCTAGTGGATGGGCCTACGCTGGCTCTGAAATGCGGTCATTCACCAAAATTCAATCACCAACCACAAAACACCAGGTAATGGAACGTACAGGCGTGAACAACTCGTTTAGAGTTCACGACAACTTCGAGCTGCAAAGCGCGGAGCTGGACGACAGTCCCCCCATGGAGATGAGCACAACAGAGGAGAATGTTGGGTTCCTTCATGAGGGGCGTTCTGATGAATTGTTGTTCCAGGATACACCTGATCCAACCTTTATTCAGGACAAATCGGGGTCTGCTGATTTGGCGGATTTTCTTACCCGACCTGTTATGATTAATACGTTTACGTGGTCTGAAGGCAGTTCTGTTTTGTTGCAGCAAGTCATCAACCCGTGGGCGTTGTTTTTTAATGATTTACGTATTAGGAAGAAGTTAGACAACTTTGCTTATATTAAGTGTACGCTTAAGCTTAAGTTTGTTATTAATGCTTCCCCTTTTTATTATGGGGCTATTGGAGCTTTTTATCGACCTTTGTCTGGGTCCTTCAATAACCTTACTTCCCCTTCGACTGAATTTCGGATTCAAATTCCTATTTCTCAGAGACCTCATGTGTGGTTAAACCCGCAAGAAGTGTCTACTGCAGAAATGAAATTACCATTTTTCAGTCAGAATAATTATCTCAATGTCAACTTGGCTTCGGATTTTACTAATTTTGGTCAGCTTGATTATTGGCAATTTTCGCAATTGCGTTCAGCGAATGGAGCAGTTGGGGCCGGCGTATCAATTACAACTTATGCTTGGGCAGAGGATGTGGTTGTGGCAGGACCTACTGTTAATTTGGCTTTGCAAGCGCGTACTGTAGGTAATGCAGGTGACCAGTGGTGGAAACCGGCTGGCCCAATTTCAGGTGCTGCTTCAAAGGTTCTCAGTGTTACGCCTATGTTGGGCAAAATGGGCGCAGTTGGGGAATATGCCGGAAAGACTATTGAAGCAGTTGCCAATTCTGTTGGAGCTGTATCGAGTCTGTTTGGTTTCACTAATACTCCTATTATCGATGATGTGATGCCGATGAAAAGCCTGCCTTTTCAAGGAATTGCTTCCACGGAGATTGGACAGCCAGCTGAAAGATTGACAATTGACCCTAAACAAGCTCTTGATCTAGACTCAACTTTGGTTGGTCTTGATGGTGAGGATGAATTGGGCATTGCTTATCTTGCTGGTAAGGAGAGTTTTTTAACTGGGACATTGTGGCAAGAGACGATGGCTGTTGATACGCTATTATTTACA